TAGTAGCTGAGTATACAACAACTCTTGAATGGGATTTAGAAGATAAAGGAATTTTTATTGAAGATATAGAGGACTACTATATTAAATATGGTTGCCTATATATAACATTTAAAGACGGCACAACTGCTGAGTATGACAACTCTGAGTATGGAGATACAGATTACAAGTGGGCTGATAAAGAAACATTTTACAATGATCAATACGATAAGATAAAGGTAGACTTATGAGTAAGGAAAGTATTATGGACAACTTAGAGATAGCTGTTAGTCAATCACGAGGAATAACTAGAGATGCTAAGTATCTTTGCTATCCTATATTAGATATAAAGATAAAGCTTTCGGGTCTTGCAGAAGAGCATGGACTTGGAGATGAAATGGAATCATATTTAGATGTAGTTAGTGATATTGCTAATGATTTAGAGAGTGCATTTTATGAGTGTGAGGCTGTCTTTAAAGATAAACTTAGAGAGCTGGAGTATGAAGAAGAAGAGTTGGGAGAATTGTGTGGTTGATTGCAATACAATAAATTGCAACACACATGCATCACTAACTAAAAGTAAACAACACTACTGCTCCAAATGTTATTGGATAAATTTTATGAGAGGTAAAACAAATGACACAGTATGATGTGTTCCCTGCTTATCAAAAGATGGTAGATAAAAATACAGTTACGTCTTTGTATGCAGACAATGGTGTGCTACAAGTAAGATATGCTGATGGAACTATGGAAGTTTGGAAAGGAAATAAAGTAATACAAAAAAGAAGTTGACACATAACTTTGTATGTGATATAGTAGTACAACAATAACAATGAGGAACAAATAATGTATGATGAAACAATGATGTTAAATGAAAAACAATATAGGAAACTTACAACAGATAGTGTAGACATCTACAAAGAAGCTTATGAATTAAAGCTACAGTTTCCTGAAGGTTACTTAGTTGAACATAGACCTGAGGATAAAAGAAACGAGTACGTATTAAAATTTAAAACTAAAAAAGAGTTTGATGATTTCTATACACTGTTCCATGAGACAAGCTTAAGCTTATCTAAATGAACGTAAACCATACGTCAGCCGGTTTAGCCCTCACTATATCACAAGGCTACGTATCCACCTACCTATATTGGTGGTTCAGTTATGGAGTTCTGAAGGTTTATTTAAAAACTCCTTGACTTTTAATTACAGTTGTGCTATAGTAATAGACAATCATATACAGGAGAAAATAAAATATGAGTGATACAATAAAGGGTACGCATTTTATGCGTGGAGAAGGCAAGTGGCTTAGTATATTAACACCTAATAATACTTTTGAACCTACCTTCCAAGCATCTATCTACAATCCAATTAAAGTTAATACCTTTGGTGAAGTAGTAGACTCTGATTCAGAGAGTATTATTGCAGGGTTTGAGAACAGAGGCTTTAAACATTCAGTTAAAACTGATAAAGAAACTAACGAAAAGTTTTTATTCTTTAAAAGAAAAGCAATAATCAAACGACCTGTGCCTATACTAGATAGTAACGGCAAGCCTGTTTTTCAAAATGGTAAACAACAATTTGAAACAGATGAGGATGGTAAGTGGATCATGGCAGAAATGGATAACGATATACCACAACTAAAAGATAAAGACAACAATGATATTGATGTTGCTATTGGTAATGGTTCTGATGTTATTGTTATGTATAAGGAGTGGGGAACTAGTAATCAATATGGAGAGTTTAAAGGACTAGACTTAGCAGGACTTCAAGTAGTTACGCTACAAGAATATAATCCTGATGTAGGGTTTTCCGCAATAAGTATGGCAGAAGTAGAGGAGTTTTAATTATGACTAATGAAACAAACAACGAAGAGACAAAACCTTTTGTAACTATTGATGATGTGCAGATAAACGTAGAGGACTTGCCCGAAGAAGGACAAGGAGTTTTCGGTAGGCTGCAACGATTAAATCAAAAGAAAGTAAATCTAACTTTAGACTTGGAAGAGTTGCAAGCAGGTATTAATTTCTTTTCTAATCGTATCATTGCTATTGTAAATGAGGTAGATTCACAAGCATCCGAAGATGATGTTGAAGTTGTGGACGAAGAACTATCTGAGTCTGACGATTCAGACTAGTGTGCCTAACAAGTTGCTGGTCTTGTAAAAAACTAGACAGTGTAGTTAGGTGTTGAAGCTCCTATAAAATCCTAGAAGTGTGAGTAGTCTTAATTGACTAAGAGGACACAAGGAAAGGTCGGAGATGAATTAGGGATAAGACTGAGAAATCCATGCCCGAACTAGCTACACACTTATTTAATAATATGAGGGAAATAATATGGCTTTTGTAAAACAGAATCAAACCTGCCCATCTTGTGGTAAAAAACATTTATCTATAAACAAGGACGGATCAAGTAAATGTTTCCATGTAAATTGTGGAGAGTTCCATGCTTCACAAAACCCAGCAGCTAGTGTATCTAATATTAAACAGCAGCCTATTGAACGAGCTGTTAAACCTATGCAACAAACAGACGTAGTAGGAACATTCAGTGCATTAACAGACAGAAGAATATCTGAAGATACTGCCAAGAAGTATGGTGTAAGAGTGGTGCATGGTGTTGATGGTAAGATAGCTGAACACCACTATCCTTATTATAATGGACAGGAGTTAGGAGCAACTAAAGTTAGAAAGAAATTTAATTCAAAAGGAGAAAAAATAAAAGGCTTCTTCTTAAAAGGTTCTTTTGAAGAAACAGGTTTGTTTGGTGAACACCTCTTTAATAAAGGTGGTAAGTACATTACAATAACTGAAGGAGAATGTGATGCTATGGCAGCCTATGAACTTATGGGCAGCAAGTGGGCTTCCGTATCTATTAAGCGTGGTGCTGAAGGTGCAGAAAGAGATGTCAAAGATAGTCTTGAATTTTTAGAAAGTTTTGATAACGTCATCATATGTTTTGATAAAGATAAGAGTGGAGTATTAGCAGCCAAGAAGATAGCTAAGTTGTTTCAGCCTAGTAAGGCTAAGATAATGACGTTACCTAATGGTTTTAAAGATGCTAATGATATGCTCCGTGCTAACAAGCACAAGGACTTCATGGAAACTTGGTGGAGTGCTAAGACTTATACTCCAAGTGGAGTTATAAATGTCTCAGAAGAGAAACAAAAGTTCTTTAACAGACCAAAGAAAGATAGTGTGCCTTACCCTTGGGAAGGACTTAACAAAAAACTATATGGTTTAAGACAGGGAGAGCTCGTTACTCTTACAGGAGGAACAGGACTTGGTAAGTCTTCTGTTACAAGAGAGCTTGAACATCATCTTATAACGAACACCACAGATAATGTAGGTGTGATAGCACTAGAAGAAGATTGGAGAAGAACCATAGATGGTATTCTTTCAATAGAAGCTAATGCAAGATTGTATATAGATCAAGAACGAGAAAAGTTTTCTCACGAAGAGCTTGACAAGTTCTTTAATATACTATATGATGGTGAGAATAAAAACAGAGTATGGATTCATGCTCACTTTGGTACAAATAATATTGATGAAATATTTACTAAGCTAAGATTTATGATCATAGCGTGCGAATGCAAATGGGTAGTGGTAGATCACTTACATATGTTAGTAGCAGCAATAACTGAAGGAGATGAGAGAAGGTCTATTGATAATATAATGACTAGACTTAGGAGTATAGTTGAAGAGACAGGAGTAGGATTAATTTTAGTCTCTCACCTAAGAAGAACTAGTGGTGATAGAGGACATGAAAATGGAATTGAAGTTAGCCTTAGTCACCTTAGAGGAAGTCAATCAATAGCCCAGCTTAGTGATAGTGTGATAGCCTTAGAAAGGAATCAACAATCTGATGATATTAATGAAGCTAATACTACTAGAGTTAGGGTACTTAAATCTAGGTACACAGGAGATGTAGGGATGGCATCTAATTTATTATATAATAGAGAAACAGGAAGGCTTAGTGAGTTTGAAAAAGAATCTTATGAAGATGATGATGCAGATTTCTCAGCCTTGGAGTTATAATATGGACTTAGTATTTGATATAGAAACAAACAAAGTAGGTGATGATGATATTGGTTTAGATAGTGTCACCACCATACACTGTATTGTAGCACAAGACATAGCAACCGAGGAGGTATTTTCTTTTCCTCCTTGGGAACTAGACAAGGGCTTTGAATTATTACAGAAGGCTACAACTTTAATTGGACATAATATTATAGGGTTTGACATACCTATATTAGAAAACCTGTCTAGTTTTAAACTAGGAGGCATAAAAGTTATAGATACTTTGGTTACTTCACGACTGTTCTACCCTATAAGGGAAGGTGGTCACAGCTTAGAAAGATGGGGCTTTAAGTTAGGTTACCCTAAGATAAAATTTGAAGACTATGATACTTACTCTGAAGATATGTTAGAGTATTGTATTAGAGATGTAGAGTTAAACACTAAAGTATTTAAAACTTTACATGAAGAAGGTAAAGGTTTCTCTAAGGAGAGCGTAGACCTTGAACATTCTGTAGCCTTACCTTTAAGGCAGCAAGAGTGGACAGGGTTTAAGTTTAATCTTAAGAAGGCTGAGCTATTACTTGCTAATCTTAGAGAAAAAATGCAAGCATCTGAAGACGAAGTACATAAAGTATTTAAACCTAAATGGGTAGATGATAGGTTAGTTACACCCTTCATAAAGAAAGACGGAACTTTATCTAAGAAGCGAGGAGGGTTGACAAAAGAAGAGTACGAGTCTATAATGAAGTCAGGCTGTACGCAATCTTTTACTAGACAAAAGCTAAAGGAGTTTAATCTTGGTTCGAGAAAACAAATTGGAGAATACTTACAAGACTTTGGATGGAAACCTAAAAGGTTCACACCAACAGGAAGACCTATAGTA